GCCCGCCAGCTCGTCCAGCCGCCATTCCGGCATTTTCTGCGGGTCTTGAATGATGTCGATGCCCGTCTGCGCGGCCTCGGCTACGATCTGAAACGCCCGTTCAATGGCCTTCGCCAGCGCCCAGCCGTTCTTGTCGCCCAAAAGAAAACGCGGCACAAGCCGCTCGATGTTGAAGCTGATGTTCATGTCATGTGTTCACCACCGTGAGCGTGATCGTGCCCTTGCAGTGCGCGTCCGGGTCGATCTCCGTATACTCGGCGGCCTCCGGGTCTTCGCCCATGCCGCTGCCTTCGAGGAACTGAACGCGCTCGCATCCGGCCTGATACAGCATGGCGGTCAGCTTGTCCGGGTTGAATGCCCGCCCGATGCGGTTGTCCTGCCATGCCTGATATTCCGCAATGGCTCCCGTCACATCGTCGCCGATGCCCGCGTATTGGCTGTACCAAACCTTCACGTTCAGCGTGTAGGCCGCCTCTGCCGCCGCGTGAACCACAACGTGGTCGGTCAGCGGTCGCGTCGTCGTGGCGGAAAGCGCCTGCGCCACGCTGCTAAAAATGCTCGTCTGGTCGGCTCCGTCCGCGAGGATCAGGTAGATGCCCACCTCGCCGCCGCCGTCGTTGATAGCGCGCGCGTCGATGATCTGCGAGCTCACGGCCATCGCCGCGCTCTCGTATTGCTGCTCCGGCCCGGTGGTAACGCCCGCGAGGCCGTAGTTGCGTATGCGCTCGCGATAGACCTCCTCGTCCTCGGCGTCCACGCCGCCGCTGGCCGTCTCGGTCACGATGGCGCTCACAAAGCCGTCCACGTTGCCGATGAATTGCAGCTGCGCGCCCTCGTGCAGGCCGTTGCCAATCGCGCCCGGCGTCTGGCACGTCACGATTGTGTTCACAACCTGCTCCGTGCCGGTCACGTCGATATCCTCGCTCAAAACATAGATCATCGCGCCGTCCGCCGTAAGCTCCGTACCCGCTTCGAGCGTCTGCGCCACGCCGCTGGCCCGAAAGGTGATCTCCACCGGGGCCGTGGCCGCAACCGCCTCGATGAACACGCAGTTGCGTTTCAGGCCGTATTCTTTCAGGTAATCGCCCGTCGCGTAGGTCAGCGTGTCCATGCGCAAAGCGCTGTCCACCTTCGCCATAATCGCCGTGGCGATGGCGAGCACGCTCCGCAACAGGATTTCCTTCTCGTCGCCGGGGTAGAGGATGTCGCCGCCCTCTTTCAGGTAAACGCGCATCATCTCATCCCATGTCTTTTCCGCGTCATAGTCGACATAGTGCAGCTCCGTATCGTCCACGTGCATCACTCCTCTATCGTCACGTCAATCACGCAGGTTATCACGATCTCGCCCGCGTCGTTCGGCTTCGCCGTCGCCGAAACCACCTCGACGTCCGGCTCCCACTGCATCACCCTGTCCAGCTCCGGCAACAGCGCCTCGCGCATCTGCCCGAGCGGCAGGTGATACAGCGCCGGGTCGAATCCCCGCAGCCGGTCATAGGGCACTTCGCCCATCTGCGTCATGAGCAGGTTCTTCGCGTTCTGGATCGTGCGGGCGATCAGGTCGTTCCCGATTTCAAACTCAACCGGCTCCGGCTGGTTTGTGATGATGTATTGCGCCATGATCTCACCCCGCTATCTCACGCTCACGGCGATTGCAGGCGATTTGCCGACCAGCGTGATCTTGTCCTTTGTAATGTCGCATTTGCGGTTCGTTGTGGCATTAACCTTTGTCGCAGTGGTCTTCGTCGATTGGGCCGCCTTGGAGGCCATGGTGTCCAAATATTGGAGACCTCCCGTTGTTTTCTCGGAAGAAGCCGTTTTCGCATTGCTGATGAAGTTTTTGACGTTGTTCAACATCTCTGTTGGAGATATTTCTTTCACGCTGGTTTTTGCGCCGCTCGTCTTCACGCTCGCCTTTGCGCTTCCGCCCGCGCCGTTTCCTGAACTCACGCCATTGCTTCCATCCGTCTTTGCGCCCTGTTTGAGCGTCAGATTCACGTCGCAGCTTATCCACTGATCGCCGCGCCCCGGCATGTTCACGATCTCGGTCACGCTCGCCTTTGTCAGTATGAGCTTGGCGGGAATCAGCTTGGTTGCCCCCAGATAGAAATAGGCGCACGCCCCTTCCGTGGCCTCCTTCACAAACTCCATCGCCTCTCCGTATACGTCGGTCACGCCCAGTTGAGCGTTCAGCCCTATGGTAAATGAAACAGTGGGGCTTTCCCCGTATTTCCGCTCCTCGTATTTCTGCTTGTCGCTGTTCTTGGTGGTCGTCTCGCAGCCGCCCTCGATGCTCAAATCCGTGTAGCCGCGAATCAGGCTCGGGCTCACCACAAACGTATGGCCGTTCCAGTTTCCCATCGTCGCCATATGCTCACTGCCTTTCCAAAAGCGCGAGCGCTCGCGCTTTTGTCATGTCTTCCACGGCGCGATTGTGTTTGCCAGCGCCGCCTCGTCGTTCTGTGTGGGCACGTCCAGAACGGGGAGCAGCAGCGCTTCGCCGCCGTCGAAAACCGTCTGTCCGCAGTAATCGGGATTGGCGTCCATGAGATCGGCGGCATATTTCTCATCGCCGTAAACGGCCAGCGCGATGCTGTCAAAGCTCTCGTTGGCCGCAACGTTATACTGCAGTCCGCTGTACTGGATCATCAGTATTTCACCATGCTTTCATACAGTTGCTTCCTTGCCCACCATTCTTCCAGCTTTCTCTCGAACTCCTGCTTGTCCTCTTTCAGCGCCCGGCGAACGCCTTCCGTGTCCGGCGCGTGAATGACAGGCGAGTAGGTGATCTGGATGCCGCCGCCCGATGTGTCGCCGCCCGCCGAAGCGCTTGCGTTCGCCGGGAGCGGCGCGCCCCAGTTCAGCGCCATGCCGCTCAATGACATGCCGCCCGTGGTGCCGCCTTCGGCGAACAGCCGCGCCCCGGCCATCGCCGCCAGTTCCACGATGTCGAATCCGCTGCCGTAGGCGGCCCCAAGGATCAGCCGCGCCGTGTTCGCGGTATGCTCTTCCGGGATAAACCATTCCGGTATGCCTGCCTCCGCGAAGATCGCGGGCCGCGTCTCGCGCCCGCCGCGCGCCATGCGCGGATTGGCGCCCTCGTGGTAATAGGCCGGGTCGTCGTCGCTCAGAACCGAGCCGTAAAAGTTCGCGTCCAGGCGCGTCACGCGAAGAACCACGGCGTGGTCGGTGGCGTATGCCTGCGCTTCGTTGATGGCCTCTCTCGTCGCTTCCGTCGCGCCGGTGATCTCCATGCTGAATTGAGCGGCATAGCCGTCTCCGGCTGTCAGTTCGTCAAGGATCGCCTTTTTTTCAGCCAGCTCCGCTTCGATCTCCGCCCTTCGGTTGAGCCCCGATTCGCTTGTGTCGCCCAGCGCTATCCAGTATTGCAGACTGCTTTCAAGCTCCGCGATCCTGCCGAGCAGCATTTGTTCATAGGCGCTCTGGTCGCGTGGCTCCTCCGGCGTGTTCGCCCATGCTTCAATCAGCGCGCGGTTTTTCTCCTCCGTCGTTCGCCCGATATAGGCGTCCATGATATCGCTGCCCATAGCGGATGTTGCAAAATCAGTTCCGGCATTGATAAACTGCACAAGCGGATCGCGTTCCGTTTTCGTTACATCACTGAATCCGAGCGCAAGCTGTTCCATGGTGAGAAGTCGACGCAGTCTGTCAGCCATCGCGCCATTTCCCGCTTCATCGTAGTATTCGATGCGCTTCGCGATCTCGTCCACTCCGCCCAAACTGGTAATGGCGAGGCCCAGTGCCTTGCCCAGTTGTGCCTTCATGCTCGTCTCGCTGCCCGAAAAGTCGCCGGCGAATTTGCTCGCGCCCATCTCATCCGTGATGGCCTGCATAGCGGCTTCTGCCGTCAGATCGCCGCTCAGGTAATAGTCGGCATATTCTCCTAGGCTTTTGTAGGCGTCCGTGAGGCCGTTGCTTCTGAGCGCCGTACCCCAAAGGGCCATCATGGTCTCGTCGTAATTGGATTCGCTTTCCATCACAAAATCATTGTATTGTTTGTCGACGCCTAGCTCATTTATGAGATAATTCTCTGCCTCCTCATCCGTCATACCCGACTGTTTGGCCCGGTATTTCATTCCGGCACGTTGATACTCATAGTCCTTCGTTACGCTGGCAATCTGCGCGTCTCGCTGTTCCGCCGCCGTTTTTGCCAAGTCCCAAACATCGTCGATGCCCGCCGTCTGGGCCTTTCGCAACAGCATTTCTTGCCGCACGAACTGTTCTTCCTGCGCCGCCTGATACTGCGCCTTGGCAACGAGCCCGTTGTACTCCCTGAAATAGCCGAGTATGGCGTCGTAATCGTCCTCGTCAAAGCCTTCCTCATAGCCTTTCAGCATGGCTTCGTGGATCTTCTGTTGAATGGTTTCGGCCTGAGCGGTCAATGAATCCCTGCCCTCAATCAGCAGGTCGGTGATCTCTTTGAACCTCGGGTCATTCACGCTCACCTCGTCCCCGCCATAGAGCGCGCTCCAGAACGCCGCCGCCGCGTTGGATGAGGCGTTGATGCTTTCAAGCACCGTCGTGTAGATTTGGGTGCCCATGCTCTCAAACTTTGCGATGTCGTCCGGCGAGAGCTCCGTCTTTGTCAGAACGGCGGAAAGCAGATCGCTCGAAAAGGTGCTGCTGGCGGTCTTGTAATTCTCGACCGACTGCCCGAGGGCTTCCTGAAAGGAGTTGACCTTCTCATAGGCCGTATTGAAATCGTCGCCCAGCGTCTTGATGTATTCGTTCAGCGTGGCCGTGTCCAGATTCATATTGCCGAATTTGTCCTTGAAATCCGCCTCCTGAATCTCGTTCACGGCTGAGGCGATTGCGGCGAGCGTGATTGCGCCCATGCCTACGATACCTGTGGGTGTCAGCAGATTCCCGATGAACCTGAACGCCCGGCCTGTGATATACAGGCCCGGCCCCGCGACCGCCACAACCTTCAAGGCGTCGGCCCATGCGCCCAGCTTCGTGTCGTCCATGCCGGTGATGTCGTCGATGATGTTGCCGATATAGCCCTGAATGTTTTCAACGTCCGGCGCGAGCTTCTCGCCAACGAGCCTTTGCAAATCCTCAACCTTGCTTTGCAGCAGCTCGGTAGAGCCGTAAAGCGTATCGTTCATCATGGAACGCACGTATTCCGTCGTCCCGTCCGCCGCGTCGTTCGTCAGGTCGTTATACATTCCCATCGCTTCATTCAGGCTCATCAGAATATTCATCGAACCCTGAATGCCGCGGATGCCGAACACCTCGCTCATGACGCCCATCACTTTTTGATTTTTCAGAACGCGCTCGTAGAACTGCTCCTGCGTCTCGTCCGCTCGCTGGGTGTAGCCGCTGATGGCGATAAGCGCCTCTCCCAGCTCCGAATACGCCTGCAAAACGGGTTTGGCCTGTCCCGCCTCGTCGAACGCGCTGAACCCGAACTCCTCCAGTGTGCCCAGCGCTTCCAGCAGGCCCCGGTCGTCCATGATCCCGGCCTCTTTGATCTCCTCTGCGGAAACACCCAGCGCTTCGAGCACTTTGCTTGCTTTGCCGCTCGGCGCGTACAGCTTCATGAGCGAGGTCTTGATCAGCGTACCGGCCTGACTGCCCGTCGTGCCCATGTCGTGCATAACCTTCGTGAGCGCCAGCAGCTCCTCGGTGTTCAGCGCGAAGCGAACCGTCGAGCCCATTTTCAGGAATGTGTCGCCAAATTCCTCGGCTGTGCCCGCGCTTCTGTTCGCCGCGTATATCCACTCGTCCATCCGCGTGCCGATGTCGTCAAATTCCCATCCGAAATCCTTCTGGGCTTTCAGCACGTAGTTCATGGCCGTGCTCAAATCCATGCTGCCCGCCTGCGCCATTGCCATGGCGGCGGGCATGCCTTCGAGCATCTGGTTGTAGTCCCAGCCCGCGTGGGCGGCCTCAACCATGGCGTTGCTCACGTCGTTTGTGTGGAATATTGAGGTGTGCGCCCAGTTGGCCGCCGCCGTGTTCATGTCGTTCATGGCGCTTCGCAGCGCCGTGCTTCCCGCCTGAAAGGTGCCGTTCGTGCCCCACACGCTTTCAAGCTCTTTCATGTTGTATTCGTAGTCCTTATAGACGTTCAGGCTTTCCTTGCCGAAGTCGATGAGCTTCTGGCTGATCTCGTCTATCTGGGCGCTCAGTTCAATGAGCTTGGAACCGATCTGGCCGAATGAATTGTCAACAACGCCAACCAGCCTTATGGCCGCTTCAAGCATCTTCTGTCCTGCCATATCCTCACCGCCTTATTCCAGATCGCGGCGCGCTTTTCCCACGATCATGCCGCGCCCGTCGTCAAACATGAAGTAGTTCACTTCATCGCCAATGCTGTATTGATATTTGTTGCGCACGGGCGGTTCGCCTTTGTACTCGTTCACGCCCGCGTTTACCGCTTCCATCCAGCGGGAGATAATGCCGTCCCGTGTGATGCTCCTGATCTTGTATATATAGCCCGCCTGCGCGTCGGCCTTTTTCTCCACGATCTCGCCGCGCTCAATGCCGACAACGCCGGTGCTTGTGCTCCTGTCCATAATGCCGCCTCACGAAATGGTGTCAACGCATCTCAACATTCTCGCCTTCGTGCGTCCGTCCAAAAGATTCTGCTCAACGGTATCAATGATCCACCGCCCGTTCGCGTCGGTTCTGCTCTTAACGTCAACGCGCACCATGGCGGTGTATCCCGGATTGAAGTCCATCTCAATATTGAGAATCTCGCTCTGCCGATTGTGCGTCAGCAGGATGCCTTTGGCCCAGCGGTAGGCCTGCGCGTCGTTGTCCACGGTGATATTGGTTATCACCTTGCCTTGTCCGCTCGCGCTGCTGTCCCGCGCTGTGCCGCTTCCAAACATCGTCCTGATCTGCACGCTCGACCACGACAAATCTCGCCGGTCTATGTATTCGCTGTCCATCTGATCGTCTTCCAGCTCCATCACGTGCTTCGGCGCGATGCTCTGCGCGTAAGGAATGCCGATGGCGGTATAGCTTCCGTCCAGCGATTTCAGCGCAGCGCCTTCCCGGCTCAAAAGCTGCTCCAGAAACGCCGGGGCGCTCATGTTGTCGCGCAAAAGGTAATCATACATGATGCCGCCGCTCATGCCGAATTGGCGCGCGCCCATGCCGCATTCGCCCGCGCACAGGCTCATGATGGCGGAAAGTGTTTTCTTCTCGAAGGATTGCCAGCGGGCGGGAAATGGAACGCTCTTCGCGCCCGTGGCGTAAATCCTGTATGCGCCGTCTTCGGGTATGATCGTGTTCAGGTAAAGCGTCTTTGTGTCATAGCCGCTTCGTGTCACGCGAATCGTGTCGTTCTTCTGCGTTCCCCATCTGAACCACCTGTCCGCGTGATCCACTTTGAGATTGAGGCAATCGCTTTCGCCGCCGCTCACGTCCCGGCACACGCACTCGATGATGTCCACGCTGTCCGTAATATCCTCGCCTTTGTAAAACAGCGTAACGTCCCGCTGAACATCCGCCATTGCGTATTACCTCCTGCGCCGTTTTGTCGCTTTGGGCGGTCTGGCTTTCTGCGCGTTCTGCCTCCGCTCCTCAATGAGCTGTGCCTTCCGCTCGACCGTCGCGCGGATGGCTTGCCAGATTTTGAAAAACCGCATGACAGGCATATTGAGATATGTGTCCACTGCGGTATTGCTGTTGTTTGCTGCGCCTATCAGGATTTCGAGATATTCCTGTTCCCCGTCTGGCCAGACGCATTGTAAAAAAGCTTTGCGAGCTGGATTGCCTTCACGGAATCAACAGCGCTCAGGCGCTTCTTGATATCCTTTGCGTCGAACAGCTTCGATCTCATGCTGCCATCCTCGATCATCGGGGCGCATTTCTGTGCCGTCGCCGCGAACAGGGCGAGCGCCTGCGCGTTCGTCATAACGAAGATATTGTTCGCGCTCACGTTCGCGCCATCCAGCGCCTCGATCATTTCAGCGCCCGTCAGCTCGCAGAAATCATAGCCGATCTCCTCCACGTCCTGACCGTGCGCCCTGAACGGAAACATCAGTTTCAGTGTCCCCTTGCACAGCTTGCGCAGCAGCTCGCCGGGGTCGGTGATGGGCTCCTCGGGCTTGCCTTCCGTCTCATCCAGCGCCTCGTCCTGTTCCTCGTCCTGCTCATCCAGCAGCATAGCGGTTTTTTTCTCGATGGCTTCTCCCATATTGCCCTCCTGTCATAGATGCGGCAGGCCCCGATATGGGGCCTGCCGCCGTGGTGTTCTGTCAATCGAGCAGGCTCGATAACTCGTCCGTGTATTCAACGCCGTTGAAGCGGATGATGCCCGCCGTGCTGTCGATCAGGGTGATGATCTCGCCGTCGATCTCCTCCTCATAGCGGATCACGGAGTATTTTTCCGTGCTGCCGTAGGGATTGCCGGTCTCGATGCTGCCCGGCGCGGTGCTCTTGTGCAGGCCCAGCGCACGAACCTTGATCAGCTCAAGTTCAGTCTCGCCCTGGGTCGTCACGTATTTCTGCCGCGCGATGCGCGTCTCGATCTGGTGCTTGCCGGGGTCTCTCAGGCGATTGCAGTTCGTGCCGTTGTTGTGGGAAATCTCGAACTCCATCGCGTTAAAGTGAAACTTGTTGGGAACGTCGATATCCATGATAACGCCGTTGGTCTTCATCTGCGTAGTGGGATGCTCGATCGTCGGCGGCGTGAAGGAGGTAACGTCCTCGCAATTCAGGCCGTTGTCATGAACTCTGTAGTCCTCAACATTGCAGCGAACATTCGTGACCATATCTCTTTCTCCTCTCTTAAGCCGCCTCGGTCATGGCGTCGATATAGGCCACAAAACCTTCGGCGGTGTAATAGGCGATGGCGGTCAGGCTCTTGGCAAGCGGCGTGGTCGTCAGCTTGAAAAGAATCCTGAAATCGCCGAAGTACACGTCGCTCCGCGCCTGCGCGCTGGCGTCCAGCACCACCTTGCCGTAGATCAGCGCGCCGATGCCCAGCAGTGCGTCAATGCGCGCCTGCTCCTCGGCCACGATGGATTTAACCGCGTTGATCGGCATGGGCTTGTCGATGTCGATGTTGCGCCGATGCTGGAAGTCGTTGGTCACGTAGTACATCATCGTAAGCGCCGTGTCGTTCACGTTCACGTTGTCCGCGTTGTCCTGATTGTAGCTTCCCGCGAACATGCCCCAGATCACCCATCTGCCGCCCACGTAGGCCGCGCTGTTGATGCCGTTGGCGTTGAGGCAGCGGTTGATGATCTCGTCGTCGTAAACGCGGTTCGTCATGCCCTCGCCGAAATACAGGTTTTCGATAATCGGGCACTCGGTGTTGGAATCGCTCATGTAGGGGATGCCGCCATTCTGGATGAAGAGCTCCTGATGGTTCGCCATCGCCAGACACGAAATGTGATACGTGCGCCCATCCGTGCCCTTTGTGATGGGGAAGTACACCTTCTCGTTGTCGTGGTTGTAGCCATTGCTCTCCTTCCACGTGGGCGCGGTCGCCAGCGTGATGGGATTGCCCTGCGTGTCCAGAATGGGCATGTCAACAAACAGCTTCGCGTTCCAGTGGCCGTTGATCTTCTGGCTGTTGAGATACATCACGTTGTGGATGTTCGGGATGGACGAGAAGCCCGGCGCGGCCATGAAAGCCGGGATGTAGCCCGTCGTGGTGTACACGTTCTTCACAGCGTAGATGCCGGTATTCAGGCCGTAGCCGTCGGTGGTGCCGATCACATTGGCCTCGGTCACGGCGCTCGGGTCAACCTTCGTCCACGTGATGGAGAGCGCGGTCGTGCCCAGCGATCCGCTGGTCTTCTCAACGATGTTGATAACCTTCTTCGTGAAGTCATAGCTCGCTGTGTAGTGCGTGCCCTTCACGAGCGTGGTGCCATCGCTCACAACCTTCAGGCTGTCGAGCACGGCCTCCTCGGCGTTTACGATGGTCACACGCCCATTGCTGGGCGTCAGCGTGGCGCTGCCGCCGGTGCTGGCGGTGTGCGTCGCGGGGTCTAGCACATTGATGAAGATCACGGGGCCGATGCCCTTGCGCTCGAAGTGCATATACATCGCCTCGCAGAGCGTGTAGTCCGCCCAGTTGTCGCTGTAGCCCAGATATTTGCGCGCGTCGCTCATGTTGTTGCACACAATGGGCTTGTTCACATTCTTTGCGCCGTCCTCAACCAGATGCACGGGCGCGGTGCCGAAGTAAACATACCCCATTTTGCTGCGGCCCCTGTTCGCAGGAACAGCGCCCGTCGTGTCGATCTCGCCGAGCGTGCCGTGCTTGAAGCCCGGATATTCAGCCATAGTCAATTACCTCCCGTTGTTCAAAATTCGCCTTCATCCAGAAGGCGGTCAATCCTTGATCTCTTGCCGTGGTCGCTGCCCGTGTCCGCATGACACTTGAACTCCACGAACAAAAACCCCTGATAGAGCGGACGCCTGTCCTGAATAAACGTCTGGTCTGTATACAGGGAGTACAAAAAGTTGTCGTCTTCGAGTGTCAGATCAGTGTGAGGCACCGTCTTCTCCCGCAGAAGCAGCTCCATACCGTCGTCCATCCAGTTCACCAGCGTTTGAAGCCCCGGCTCCGTGCCGTCCTTGAGAAGGCTCATGTCTGGTTGTCCGGCGTCAAAGCTGTCCGCGAATCCCGGCAGTCTCACGCCAGGTTCATAGATTGTGAACAGGATTTGCAGGCTCAGGCTTTGACCCATGTCCTGCGGCCTGTGCACATTTTGGTATCGGTCGAAGCGATGCTCCGGCGCGTAGCGCGCGACGGCGGCATTGGGCATGATGGTAATGCTTGGGGCTACGCTGATAGGGTCTTTCGGGTCAACTTTGCCCGGCTCGTTGGGGCGCGCCGGTTGCCATGCCAGAAAAACCCTCGGCTCCGCCATCGTGAAGTCGGTGATGTGCGGGCCATATTGCGCGTTTGCACCGGTGGCGGGGACTGGCGCTTTGAACTCGCGTCCCTTACAAAGCTCTTCCTCGAAAAAGCGTTTCGTCTTCCAAAGGCGCTCCCATGTCCTCACTCCATCACTCCCTTTGCCCAGCGCGTGGTCAGATGAATCTCCTTCATGTTGATGGCGTCGATCACATTGAGAACCTTCATCATCACGCCGTCGAAGATCACCTGCTCATTGGGCTGCGCCCGCGCTGGTAAGCTCTCTTCGGGCACAAAAAGAACCTTGTCCACCATGTCAGAATCCCAACTGATATCATTCACATTGTTGTTTTTGCGCTTCAAGGCTTCCGTGTCGTCCATAACGCAGGTAAACGCGACGCCGTTCCACGTATGCGTATCCGCGAAATGGTCGGTATTCATGAAAACCTTTGTGTTGTCTCTCTGAATCCTGTCCTTGAGCGCCATTACTTCGCGCCGCCCGTCTTGCCTGCCTTCTCCTTCGCTTCGCCCTCGGCGGGGGCAGGAACGGCCTTGCCCTGCTCGATCAGGCGCAGGGCGTAGCCGCTCTCGCGCTCAATGGTCTCCCCGGTCTTGATGATCTTGATCTTCATGCTTTCCTCCCTTTGCCCTTATTGGGCTTTTCCTCCGGCTGGTCGTTCACGATGTCGTCGCCCAATTCGAGTTCGGGCAGCTCATCGTCATCCTCCGGCGTCTCGTCCGGCGTCTCGTCCAGCGTCTCCTCGGGTGTCTCGGCAGGCGTCTCGTCCGGCGTCTCCTCCGCGCCGCCCGCCGGGGCGGGGGAAGGGGCGGCCTTCGGCGAGGTGGCGCAGGCCGCCAGCACGCCGCGCGCCGTCAGCTCGTCCAGCTTTTCTTTCCCCAGCGTGCGGGCCTGATCTTCCGTCAGCATTTCGCCCACGGACACGAAGCCGATGCGCGGGTCTGCGGTATTCACCTTCGCGTAATACTGCATTGTCTATTCCTCCATTGCGGAAAAAGCGCGGGCGCTCAAATGCGCGAGCGCTCGCGCTTTTCAGTCTATCAGAGCACCTTCATCACGGCCCACGCGCCGACATTTTCAGGAATGACGGTCGGGCGGGAAATCATCTGCGTAGCGATGGAATCGCTGTGGCTGCCGCCCACGCGGAAGGGCACCTCTTTCTTGATGTAGGTCTTGCGCTCGGCGTTCTCATCCATGCCAGACCACTTGTTGATCGGGCCGTGCATGAAGGAGAGGGGCTTGATCTGGCTGCTACCGGCCAGAATCCAGCCGTTGGGGATGCCGGGTTCTTCGCCGTTGTAAGTGGGCACGTGGCCGCTGTAGCTCACCATCTTCACGCCGTCGCTGTTCGTGCCGCGATAGCGCACGCCGCTTCCGGCGTACTTGGTCGCGATCTCGCCCATGTACACCTTGTCCATGTCGAGGGTCTTGCAGAACTGGCTGTTCTCCATCATGGCCTCGAACACGCCCGCGCCCATCACGAGGATGTCGATCACGCCCATCTGGTCATAGACCAGATCGAAGACCTTCTCCATGTCGTAGTTGATCTTCGCACCGGCCTGATCCCACTTGGTCGCCGGAATGTAGAAGTTGTCGAAGCCGAAGTCAGCCACCATCGTGGGGGCTTTCTCCATGCCCGCGCGGGTGTGGCGCTGAATTTCGAGCTTGCCTTTCAGCAGCACTTCGCGCGCCATCCAGTCGCGGGTGTTCTGCAGGTCGCTGCGCAGGTTTTTGAGGTCCTGCGCGAGCAGCTTCTTGGCGCGCTGCTCCTGCGTGTCGCCGCCGATCACGTTTTCGCCGAACAGGCGGTTGTCGAGATCACTCTCGTTCACGACGTACTGCGGTTCCAGCGTCGTAAAGCGAATCTGGCGCATCTCGTAGCCCTGCCGGTTCATCGTCACGCCGCCCGTGCCGGGCACAACGAAGGGCGCGAGGCCGCGCTTGTTGCCCTTGCGGTAGTCGTAGAAGGGGTGCTCATCCTGCGAAACAGTGCCGTCCGCGACAAAGGTGTCGCTCAGGAAGCGGTATTCGCGATTCATCTGTTCCACGGCTTTGAGCATGGTCATGGTAGTATACAGGTCATGGCTCGGCATTTTCCATCATCCTTTCATCAGGTCGTCGCCTTGAAGTGGGCCTTCACAGTCACGGCGCTGTCACCGATGGAGAACTTGTTGTTCTCAACGGTCACACCGCCGCTCACAACCTCCCAGTAATCCAGCTCGTAATTGCTGGCCGGGGTGGCGGTCAGGGTCACTTCGGTTCCATAGGTGCCGCTGGCCGGGCTGGCCGCGCCGGTGCCGTGGCCGTCGTTGGTCACAGTCACGCTCACGGTGCCCGTGTTATCGCTCGGCGTCACGCTGTCGGCGCTGCGGTCATACATCGGGCGAAGCTCGATGTTCTGGCCGCGCAGGATCGCCGCCTGAGTCTGCGTCACGGGGCCGTATTCGCTGCTGCCGTCGAAGACCAGCACATAGCCCTCGATGAAGTGGGCGTTCGTATACACCTTGGCGGGCATGGCGCGCGTGGTGCTCGTGGTCGTGTCGCAGTTGGCGGCCAGCACCACAAGATCATTCGCCGCGATGATGTTCGCGGCGGCGGCGGGGGCGTAGAGGTCGGAGCTGGCCTTGCGGTACAGCACCGCGCCAGCCGGGATCACGCCGTGTCCCGGTTCGACAGACACCGCGATCTGGTCGGTATACTCATTGTCCGCCAGCAGATAGCTGGGCTCAATCGGCTCGTAGGTCTGAAACAGATTTTCCACCGTTATCCCTCCTGTCCTTTAGGCAAGCACGGTCGTGGTCGCTCTCATGCCATTGGCAAGATCGGCCAGTTCCTTCGCCGTTTTGTCGCTCTGGTCGGTTCCGTCCTTGTCGTCGTTGTCGCCGCTGTCGCCGCCGCCGACCTTGTTGGCGGGCGCGGTCTCTTTCTGGCGGGCTTCGAGGTAATCCTTGCCCTCTTTGTCCTGAGCCTCGATCACCTGAGCCAGATAGTCCTCAACGCTGGTTCCGTTCGCCTTGGCCTCCTCGGCCATCTTGGCAAACTTCGCGCCCTTGGGGGTCACTCGGTCGATGCGCTGCATGCGCTCGCGCTCGGCCTTGACCGCCTGCTCGGTGATGCTCTGCGCAAGCTCGGGGTTCTCGGCCTGAAGCTGCTCGGCAGTTGCGTTTTTGAGTTCGTCCATGTCATTCACTCCTTCGTTGTTATTCTCAGTCGAGTGTTCGGCGGCAACTGCCGATTGCTCGTTACTGACTTGTTTGGCGGGCAGCGCGATAACGTTCTCAACCGCGTGCGCGTAGCTCTCCTTCATCAGCTCGAAGGCTTCCGCGTCCACCGCGCAGGCCACCATCTCAAATTCTTCTTCGCCGGGCGCAACGGCCTCGTCGGCAAATCCGGCCTCCACGGCCTCGTCCGGCCTGAGCCACGTCACCTTTCTCATCATATCAAGGCATTCATCCGCGCTCTTGCCCGTCCGTTCGGCATAGATGTCGGCCATGTTCTTGTCGGTCGCCATTGCGCTGTTGTATGCGGCCATGAGATCGTCGGCGTGCCCCCACGCGCCTGTGCTGCATTGGTGGATCATGTATTCGCTGCCCTGCGCCATGCGCACTTTCGCGCCCGGCAGGCAGGCGATCAGCGTCGCGGCGCTGGCGCAAAGCCCCTCGATCTCAATGACCTTCACGGCCTTGTGCCGCATCAGCTCGCTTCGGATGGCGATGGCCTCCGTTGGGCTGCCGCCCGGACTGTTGATCCTCACGGTGATCTCGTCAACGTCCCCCAGCGTTTCCAGTTTGCGGTGGAAGTCGTTGCCGGTCACGGTGTCCTCGTCCCATTTCCAGCTCGAAATGTCCGATGTGATCCGTACCTCGCCCCGGCGCTCCGCCAGCGCCACAACTTCGGTATGCAGGGCAAAGCGTTTATTCGGTTTTGGCATTGTTTCCGTCCTCCTTTATGGTCGGCATGGCCGCGTTCTGCGCCGCGATCTCGCGCCCGCGCTGCGCAAGGTTCTCCATGTAGTCGCCGCCGTTGTATTCCATGGCCTCCTGTTCGCCGGTCGAAATGCCGGTATCCATACGAATCTGAGCGGCCTGCGCTTCCTGTACCGGCTGCACATGGCCCTGGCTCGTGCCGATCCACTGGCAGCCGCACCATGCGTCGCGCACGGCAGGGTCGTCAAAAAAGCCGGGGGCCTCCACGCGCCCCAGCGCCACGGCTTCCGCGAGCCACTGTTCATAAATGGGCTGATTGAATTGTTCGATAAAGTGCTGTCTGTAGCGCCTCACAACCTTCCAGAAGTCGAGGATCGCGCTCCGGCTCGCGGTATAATTGCGGTCGTAGCGGTGCATCAGCACCTCATAGGGGATCTCCATGCTGCTGCCGATCATGGTAATCACCTGCTGCACGAAGCTGTCAAAGGCTGTCGGCGCTCTGTTGTCGCCCACCTTCTCAATGTGTTTGCCGGGCGGCATCTCGTAAATATTGCCGTGTCCCAGCTCCACCTTCATGCTGCTGTCCGTAACCTTTTCGTCTTCCGGTATGCTGTCGTTGATGCTGTCGTATCCGTCGTCGTCTGAGCCGTCGTTCGTGATGAATACCGTCAGCATGGCCGCCACGATGGAGGCGGCCAGCTCCGCGTCCAGATATCGGTCGAGCTGTTTAACCTGAACGATCATCGCGCTCACGAATGGAATGCCTCTGTGCTGTTCGGGCCGCTCAACCGTCATGAGGTGAAGCACGTTCGGCAGCCCCGTGTCTTTGCCGTAGGCGTCGATGTGCTCCCACGTGATTTCCTCCGGCGTCTCGTCCTGCAACGGGTGATAGGTCGCAATGTGGTATTTCACAACCTCGCCATTTTTGTTGATCTCAACGCCATCAACGATGCGTCCACCGCTGTCGGTGTTCTGGGCTTCGCTCTCGCCGGTGCTCTCCGGCGTCGAAACCCTGTCTGCCTCGATCAGCCGGATAACGAGCTGATAGGGGTTTCGGGCGTTCGGCTTCTGGCCGAACAGGGCGAACACATCGCCGCTCATCAGCTCACTTCTGAAAGCCAGCTCCTGCAGCTCCCAAAATGTGTTTTGCCGCGCCGCGTCGCACATGGGCGTCTTCGCCCACATCTCAAATTCGCGCAGGGTGTTTTTCTGCCATTCCTCTGCGGCTTCATCACTCATGCCCAGGAGCGCTTTGTCGATCTTTGGTCTGGGCCGTATTCCCCAACCGACGACGTTCGTCACCATCGTAGAGGGCGCGCCGCGCCCCAGCCCGCCGCCCGTGTACAGGTCTCGGCTCCTGATGCGCAGAACACTGCCCTGCAGGTCGATGTCATCCTCCGCGCTGCCGCCGCCTGTGATCCAGCCGATCAGGCTGTTTTTCGTCTTGCTCGCGCCGTTGTAAAAATAACCGCTGGCGCTGGCGGTTTTTGCCGCCTCGGCAATCGCGCGCATCTGTTCCCGCTTCTCTTCCGCCAGCCGCTCGCGATACATGCTCATGCCCTTCTCAGGCCTGAACAGGCTTGTCACGCGCTCCCGCAGGTTCATACTCTCGGGGTGATTCCGTTTTGCATCGCTCATAACTCGTCACCCCTTACGTATCCCTGAACACGACCGCCACGCTGCGCGGCGGTCGTGTGTTGGTCTCGTATTTCTCACAGATGGCCGCGAATTTGTCTATCATTCGCTCAATGTCGTCCAAATCCAGCAGCGTCACGCTTCGGCTGCCGATGGTATACTCCTTCGCCTGCCCGTCCACGAGCGCCGTCAACGCCTCTTTGTACTGCGTCAGGTACAGCTTGGCTTCATCATAGCTATAGGCTGCGTTGTAGTACGTCCCGTTTTTGTACGCCATTGTGTCACCTCCCTAAATCTTGACACCGCCCGAAATCAGCCCCTTGGGCTTTTGAGGCCTTCCGCTCGTGTCAGCCGGAATAACTTTCGTTTCGCCATAAAGCCGCCTTTCAAAGGCGTTCAGGTCAATTTTGAATCCCTTAAAGGCGCATCTCGCGTAGTTGTTGATATCCAGAGGCTCATTGCGCTCATATATTTTCGTCCATTCCTCAACGTAAGCGCCCCTCTTTTTCACCGGCCTCACCTGCTCGGATATGAGCCCCCGAAAATAATTCTCGTCGTAGCCCTTCTCCTCGTCGTCCGGGAAGTGCATGTATCGCTTCCCCGGCGTCGTGATGCCCGCGTTGTAGAGCACCGCCCGCTTGCCCACGAACACATTCAGGATAAAAAGATTAAGTCCCTTCTTCGTGCTCTTTGTGTGACGCACGAGGGGGCCGCTGTCCTTGTTGTCGCCGCGAATGGGATATATGCGCTTTGTGCGCCGCTGGTTGCAGTGTTCAACAACAGCGTCGAAGAAATGGCCGCCCGCGTCCATGAACGTCACGGCGGCCCTCATCGTCTTTCCGTTTTCCATGCGCCAGTCCCGGTCAAGCAGCTCGTCAACCATCTCCCATGTCGATTCCTCGTCAGCTCGTCCCGGTATCACACCGTACTGGATTCCCCAGCTTTCTTCGTCGCGTCCCCAGCCCTTAACCTCGTATTCAAGGCGGTTGTCCTGCGTATCAATGCCGATTGTGATAACCAGCACGCCGTTTGGCACCTCCGCGTTATAATGCTCCCGGCGTAAAAAGAGCTGATCCGGTATTGCCGAGGTTTCCTTCCGTTCAAACGGCAGCCCCAGTTCCAGATTGTAAAAGGTTTTCAGCATTTCCGGGTCGTCCTTGGCGTCCAGAAACTTCTTGCACTCCGCCTTCCAGTCCGCCCATGGCGAGGCAAAGGCGTTGATGTGGAAGGAGCGATGTCCCCGTTTCAGCGCGTCCGGGTTGTGGGCTACCCACTTCGCCGGGGCGCGTTTCGCCTCCCATTCCTCCATCATGCCGCCGCACTTCGGGCAGCGCCATTTGGCGCTTGTCACGTCGTATTCCGTCTGTCCCTCGTTAACGGTGGTCTCGGTCTTTTCAAAGCGGATGTCCTCAAACAGAATAGGGGAGTGCTCGCCGCAGTGCTTGCAGGTGATCTCCCACTCCTCCTGTGTACCGTGCAGAAACTCGCGGTAAATCCGGCTCGTCGTTTTGAGTGTCGGCGTGCTCATGCACATTCGCTTTGCCGTGCTGCCGAAGGTCTGTGTACGCTTCTTTGCCAGCAGCACAGGATCACCTTCAACGCCTGCCGATGCGGGATAGCCGTCCACCTCGTCCATGAAAAGGTTTCGTATGGGACGGCTTTTCAGGCCGCCCGGACTGATCGCGCCGGTCATGCTGATAAAGCCGCCGGGGAATCTTTTCATGCGGATCGTGCTCTCGTTGCCGCTGAACACTCTTTCCCGAAGGACGGGCGTGGCTTCGATGTCCGGGGCCAGTCGCTCTTTCGAGTAATTGTCCACGTCGTCCTCGGCTGGCATAACCAGCAGGCACGGCCCCGGTCTCACGCAGATCACGTAGCCCAGCATGTTAGAGAGCATCACGGTTTTGCCTGTCTGCGCAGCCATCATGCAGGTAACGTCATGCACCCCGCGCTGGGAAAATGAATCCATGATCTCGCGCTGATAGGGCGCGCGGTCTGTGTGCCATTTGCCCTGTTCGCTCGAACCGCTTCCGGCGAGGCGTCTGTATTTGTCCGCCCACTCCGAAACGGTCATGTCGCTTACCGGCTTAAACATGCTCATCGTCATGCGGCCCAGCTCTTGAATGGTCATCCGTCCGCTTCCTCCGAATCTCCCGCCGTTTTCTCCGCTTCCGGCATCGGCATGGAGGAGAGCAGGTTCAGGGCGTCGCGCACTTCGCGTTCTATTGCCGCCTCGATGATCTCGGCGTCGGCGATCATGACGAGCGACGGCGCGAGCTTCATCGCCATGTTGTTGAAGCGGTCGGCCACGGTTGCCGCGATCTGGCTCCAAACCGGCGCAAGCTCGGCAATGGACACATACTCGCCCCGCAGCCTGTCAACCTCAATTTGGGTTTTTTGCATCTTCACGGCTTCGTGTCTGGCCTTGATGGTCGAAAGCTCCTCGCTTTCCTCCTCTGCCGCCTGCTTGTTGTAGGCCACCCATCTTTGCACAAAAATAGCGAGGTCGAACTTTTTGTCGTTCGCCTCGCTCTTGACGAATAGCTTTTCTTTTTCAGGCAGCGCCATGTCAATGGTGTGCAGCCGTTGATAGGTGTAGCCCGCGATGCTCGCGAGCTCCTTTTTCGTCAGCGCAATGCCCATGATCTATTTCCATCCGTTATCCATCAGATGCTTAAAGTTGTGTTCAAGCCGTTTGTCGAGCAAGTCCCGAATCGCGTTCTGAACCTTTTCCTCCGATCTGTTCAATGGCATTTGAGGAACGCCCAGACCGACAACACGCACAACCGGGTACCTCTCCTTTGTGCGGCGCGTGACCACAAGGCCGTTTATCCTTCCACCGCCGCCGACGAACGGGGCGTTGCCGCCCTGATTTTTCATCACTCTGGGCAACTGGCTTATGTGTCCTTTCACAATCGCGGCGTATACCCTGCTGTTTTTTTTTGTTTTCGCACCTCTGAGCGCGAATGTGGTGTCCTTGTTGACCGCTTTCCACCTCTTGCGATGGTAGCATTATAACACGGATGGCGGTTATTTTGGCTGGTATTTGAATTATTTAACAAACAATTCACACATCATCCGCCAATATGTAGCGCTCCGGCCAGTCCACATGCGCCATATCTTGGGCCTGCTCGATGCGCAAACACATATCGTCGTATTTCCAGCGCTTTAGATTCAGCTGCGCCATGATCTCCTTCCGCCCCATGTTCAGAACATATCTCATCGCGACAAAGGCGCGCATTGTCCGGCTGGGAATGGCGTTCAGAATGGCTTCCGCCTCGCTCAATTCCTTCACATACTCGGCGCATTCCCTCGCATATCGCTCCTCGATCTCGCTGATCGCGGCGAATTGCGTGTCCAGCCCGTCAGGCTTCCCGTGTCCGCCCGGCATACCCGTGAGCTTTTGCGTCATGGCCCAAAGCCGATCCTGCTGCCACTGCCTTTTTCGCTCCGTGTTCATCACGTCCTGCATGGTAAACAGCACCCGCGTGAGTATGGGTATGTCCTTGTTCATGATGGGCACCGGCTCGCGTGTTCCCCTCGTCCCGTCCATATGTCCCTCCGTCAAATGCGCGAGCGCTCGCGCATTTCATCCTGTCCTTCTCATTTCCCGCCCATCAGAAAGAACTTCATCCACAGCGGCAAGTCCGATGTCCACAGCGACACGGTAAATATAATCGCATATACAATCGCAATGCCCGCGAATATGAAAAACGCAATCGACCAGCTGTCAATCCTTTTCCTGTTCCGCATTGTCTTTTTCCTCCCATGCCTCGAATCCGCCGTCTCGGCACTCCCGCTCCAAACTCCGCGCGCATTGTCCGCCACCGAGGTCATGGCGACATGTGGCGCAAGTGCGTTCGTCGTCGATTAACTCAACGGATTCAACGGTCAGTCTTTCAGACTTACTTTTCGCGTTCGCCATTAAAACCGCCGCGAATAAATCCCATGTCTGCTTGGCAGTTGTCTCAATCTCCTCTTTAGTGAGGCCCGCCTTCCATGCTGGAGTATCATTCTCCGTCATAAGTGTCACTCTGATTTTCATTATCTGGTCAGGCGCTATCTTGATGGTGATGGGCTTTGCTTTTGCCACGGTTCCGCCTCCAGCCCTTTGATAACCTTCTCGCGATCAACCATTCCACTTCACCGCCTGTCCGCATAAAGGACACGCCCTCCACGCACGCATTAAATACGTGCTACAGTTTCCGCATGATCCGTCATAGGCAATTCCAGTTCGTCCGATGTATTTCTTGCTCTGCAACTTGACAGCCAAGACCGGCTCCTGCGCTTTCAGCAGGGCGATAGCATCTTCGATAGCCTTCGAGTAAAAATACCCGCCATCTTCACATTCTCCGTTATAAGGGCAATGGCCATGACACGTCTTTTCAGACATACAGCACTCCAGCCCTTTGATAACGTCCTCTCTCGTATGTCTCATACGGCACTCTCCTTCGCGATCAGCTCGAACAGGCTTACCTGTCCCTTCATCGGCCTCGGTCTTTCCCTCGATTCGCCCATGCGCCACGGGTTGAGCGCGCATTTCTCCCGGCAGGCGGCCACTTCCTTGCGCGATCCGCCGCAGCAGTCGAGGCACTTCGCGCGGATGGCAGCCATCAGCTCGTCGCTCGTCGGCTTATTCTTCATGCGCTTCATCCTCCTCCACGATCATAACCTTCGGGGGCTCTTTCCCGGCCTTCACAAACACCTTCGTCTTGTCGTCGGCGCTCTGGCTGAACACAACGCCGTAATGTCTCAGCTCCCGCGTGTTGCGTGAGTAATCGCTCATCTTTGCCTTTTTGTCCAGCGCTTCCTCGATGGCTTCAAGTCCGCGCCGCACCCAGACTTCCGCGGTGTGATACGAACCGGGCGGGTAGATGAATGCCGTTTTCATGGTCACGCCCCATCTCTCATCAATCTTCTGTTCCAGATTGCTGATGGCGCGTATGTGTTGCATCAGCTCTTTCAGTGCTGCTTCAAGCGAGACAGGCGTCGATTTATCCGTCGTCCTGCTCCCCATGCTCACTCACCGCCCTTCTGGTCGAAATAGGCGACGTATTTCTCCTTCGCCTTCTCCGCCCGTTTTGAGAGGACAGCGGCCTTGTTGAGAACGTCCATGGGGATGTCCTTGAATTTCATGCCCGCGTAGGGCTTCATCAGATCCTCGTATTCCCGCATCAGGCGAATCCATTCGTCGCCCGCCTTCTCCTCAGCCTGCAATCTGCTCTCGGCGCGCTTGCTGTCGATTTCAAGCGCGCATTGCAGGAACCAGAAGTTTGCCGAACTGTCCGTCGTGCAAACTGTCTCGATCAGCCATAACAGCTCGTCCTTGGTGTACTTTTCGAGCTGGCGTCTGGTCTTCTTCGCCTTTTCTTCCCGTTCCATCCGCTCCTGCTCATAGCTTTTGTTGTTCATGTGGTGTTGACCTCCTCTCGCTCAATCGCTCTCGTCATGAATGGTCACATGGATGTGTCGCCCCAAAAAATCAAGTCCCCGTCGCGTCAGGTAGTAATACGGCATCCCGCCCGTCAGCTTTGGGCGCTGTTTCTCGCATAGGCCGAGAATGCCGCTGAGATAGTCCAGATACTTGTTCTCTCCTGCCCAGTGATTGCGGTATGGCCTGTAAAACAGCTTCCCGTGTCTCTTGTAGGGTTTGTGTTTCAGCATGTCCAGCCCGATCATGTGGCGCATATCATCAAGGGCGGCTTCCAGCTTCCAGCCCTTGATCTCAAAATCATGGGCGATTCCCATATCGTCGCCCATATCGCCCAGATACTCGCTGTACTCCTCCTGCATCTTGTCGAGCTGCTGCCTCGTCAGGGTGCATCCGTCCTCGCCGTCCTTCCAAACTGTCTGTTTTTCCTCCGGGGCCGGGCAGTCCGGGTAATCGCCCGCCTCGCTCCGTTCGGGCAGATAGGGGCATCTGCTGCATTTCAATGGTGTTGACCTCCTCTCGCTCATCCCCACGGCACATCAGGATCATCCACCGGCGCGTATTCCTCCGGCGTCGGATATGCTTCCTCCGGCGCGGCGCTGCCGTCCGGCCGGCTGCCGAGGTATTCGATGTCCTGCACGTCCTGAATCTCCATCCTGCAATGCGGCTTGTCGTCCCTGCCCATGTAGGCGCTCGCCGTCACGGGGCCGGTCACGCTCACCTGCCGCCCTTTTGTCAAAAACTTCATGGCGCTGTCGGCCAGCTTGTTCCACAAGGTGATCCTGAAATAGTCCGTCACTTTCTGGCCGCGTGCCCAGCGGTTCACGGCCACGGTAAAATTGCAAACCGTGTTCATGCCGTTTCGCCCATTCACGATCCGGCTTTCCGGGTTCGCGGTCAGGTTGCCGATGATGTGCACCTGATTCATGGCTCATCGCCTCCCTTGCGCCTGTTCTTCTTCGCCGGGTCGCCCTGCAGGCCGTGCAGCACGCAATACCGCGACACCATGTTTCGCACGGAGTGGATGCTCTTGCCCAAAATCTCGGCGATCTCGCGGTAGCGCAGTCCACTCGCGCGCAGCTCATAGGCGATCTCGTATTTGGGCTGTGAGCCGTCCTGCGTGCCCTTGCGCCCCTGTTCTATCGGCCCTTCATGGCCTGCCGGGGTGAGTGTGTCGTCGTGCCACATGCGGTAAACGGCGATGGTGTCCGAACCCGTGCCGTATTTCTTCGCGATGGCGGCGTCTTCCCAACCCTCGTCGATGAGCTCCATGATCCTGTCGCACCGCGAGCCGCGATGAATGTCGCCGCGTTGTCTCAACTCCGCCGCCCTCATGCAAAATGCCCCCAATCATCCTTGGCCTCCTGAACGTCCTCGCGCGTCTTAAAGCCTCTTTTCTCCCAGTCTTGCAAGAGCTTTTGTGTGTACCCGATGGGGTTATCCAGAGGATACATGTATTTGGCATTGCGCTCGATGGTTTTTTCAACGGCATAACCGACAAGATCGATGGGGAACCTGTCGCTTTGCAGCATCGCCCCGAGAATCGCCATGCCGTCCTTGCCGAGCACTTGACGCACATGTGGGCTGCCGTCCAGCCAGACGTTCACGATGTCCAGGTAGCCCATCTCCTTCGGCGTCAGCACCCTCTCCCGTTTGGGATAGAGCCTTATCACCTTCGCGCGCGCGTCCTCCTTTGTGGTGGGATTATCTTCTTCTGCGTTCTCTTGTTTCTGTTTACCGTTTCTGTTGTTGTCTTTGTTTATATATATGTCCCCTATGTTACCCCCTTTGTTATCCCCAATGTTACCCCGGATGTTACCCCCAACGTTATCCCCGATGTTATCCGATATTTTCGGATAACTCTCACCATCCTGCTCACTGCTGGGCGCGATGTATTGTGGATAGAAATAGATCATCCGGTATGCCGGGGATTCCTTGTTCTTCTTGCCGGGTTGAAAATCGATCAGTCCGCGCTGTTTCAGGCTGTTTCTCGCTGCCGCCATTGTGTCAAACCGAATCGGGCATAGTGAGAGCAATCGGTCATTGCTGATGCGGATGAACTCGTCCGGCCAGACATTGCCTTGTGCGCGTTGGTTCATGATGTGCATGAGCGCATACCACACAGAGCGTTCGCTGAGCGAAATGTGTTCATCAGCGGCATACTCGATGAACCGCTCGTGCTCCCGCACGTAGTTGACAATGGGCATAGTGGTGTCTCCTGTTCGTCAAAATATCTTCCCGTGCTTGTAGGGCCGGGATTTGTTGTATTCGTGCTTCTCCAGCAGCAGCGCCAGAGGGTCAATGCCCTGTGCATGTACCCATGAGAGCGCAATGCTCATAGCGCCCAACAAACACGCGGGATCATGCTCCTCGTCGATGATAGTTTGCGATGTGCAGGCGTGCAGCAGGGCGATGGTGTCGGCGATGGTATCCGGCACTTCGTCCATCAGTGCGCGGTCGTTCCAAAGGCTTTCCACTGTCACGGGGTTTTCGTCCTTATCGTCCACTTCGATACGGCGTTCTCGTGCACGGCTCGCGCCAGCTCACATATCGTCATGCTCGTTAAGCCTCCTCTTGATCTCCGTATCCACGCCTCCCTGATTGCGTTGCAGATACTCCTCCGTCTGCAAGGCGCAGAAGGCCGTCCTGGCGGCGTCTATCATGTCCTTCTCGTTGATGCCGAGCAGGGCCACCGTTTTTTTCAGAAGCCGAATGATAAATTCCGTCATGTTTCTCGCACCTTCTTCCCGTACCGCTCGCGGTAATACACGCATACGCATGCCGCGCTTATGGGCCGGATCGGCCATGCCGGAAACCGCCGCGTCACCATCCAAACCCGCAATGCGTTGAGCAGCCTGTAAATCATGTCCATCGTCTCACTTTCCGCAGTATTCCGGCAAATTCGCCCTCACCAGCGCCGCCGGTATCGGTGGGCACACCGCGTTCCCGCAGCGCGCCGTCTGTTCGCTCTTGGGGTATGGCCTGCCGTTCGCGTCAACGTCGATGATATAATCATCCGGGAAACCCTGCGCGTCGAATAGCTCGCGTGGTGTCAGCATCCGAAGGCCGATGTCGGCGATCATGTAATTCTCTCCCCGAACGGTCACAAGCCCCATCCTGTCCTTGGTCGTGATTGTCGGCATCGGTTCGTCGCAGCCCGCCGCGTTCTCGCTCCCGCTGTAGTATTTCACGAGAAACGCGCGCACTTCTCCGAAGTGGCCGTTGCCCGCCGTGATGGTGTTGATCGGCTCGTCCGGCGACTGGCCCACACTGTTGTTGTTGAATTGCGTGATACTCACGGCGCACACGGCGTTGTGGTCGATGGCCGTCACGGTCGGCAGCGGTTCGTCCGCGCCGCTCGCGCCGGGTGTCGTGCTGTAATATTTGCTGATAAACGCCGACACCAACCCATAGCGGTTGCTGGCGTCCACCGTCATGAGCGGCCTGTCAACCTCCTGTCCGCGCACGTCGTCTCCCTGCTCGCTGTGATACTGGATGAGATACGGCATCGCCGCGTTCTCCCGAAGCGGCACAACGAAGGGCCTCGGATTCTCGATCACGAATTTCATCACGCCCCGCGCGATGCGCTTCATGGTCGCCTCTGCCAGTGGGCGAACGGCGTGTATGCCGTACCGCGCGTATATTTCCTCGCTCGTCGCGAAAATGGATGGGCAGGGGAGTGAGAAGTCGAGCACGTCTGCCACGGGAACCCATGGTTTCAAAAGCCCTGCGGCCACTTCGAGGCCGTCCGGGTCGCCATGTGTCGGCGCAGGCCACACGATGGGCTGTCCGTCGCACCGGGCGATCAGGAAGAACCGCTTCCGCTTCGTCGGCGCGCCGTAGTCGCACGCGCGCAAAAGCCGATACTCCACGTGGTAGCCCTGCTTTTCGAGCTGGCGCACAAAGCGTCGGAAGGTCTCGCCCTTGTATTTGGGGTCTGGCCGGTCGTGCTCGTCCAGCCGTCCCCAGTCCTGAAACTCCTCCACGTTTTCCAGCATGATCACGCGCGGCTTCACGGCCTTCGCCCACTTCACCGCCACCCACGCAAGCCCTCGAATCTTCCGGCTCACAGGCTTTCCGCCCTTGGCCTTCGAGTGGTGCTTGCAGTCGGGCGAGAACCATGCCAGCGCCACGGGCCGCCCGGCGCACGCCTCAACTGGATCAACCTTCCAAACGTCTTCCGTGTAGTGCTTTGTCGCCGGGTGATTGGCCTTGTGCATGGAAATGGCGGCAGGATCGTGATTAATGGCGATGTCAACGCTGCGCCCAATGGCCTGTTCAATGCCGGTAGACGCCCCGCCGCCGCCCGCGAAATTGTCAACGAATATCTCATTCATCGCGTCGGCACCTCCGCGTCGCCTTTCGCCTCCGCGCGCTCGCGCGCCTCCTTCACAACATCACGCACAGCCAGAAAGTTATTCCAGCCTTGAACCTGCTCCATCGCCACGCCGTAGTCGTAGGCAGGAGCTTCCCGCAGGCTGTCCACGCCGTAGCGGGCGAGCAGGCTTTTTCGGATCATGCCGCCTAATTTTGTCACGGCCTTTTTATCGTCCGCGCATCCCTTCGCGTCCAGCAGCTCGCGCGCCCTCGCGCGGATCGCCTCGCCGATGCACTTCTCCTGCGCCCGGCTCATGGGCGTTTTAAGCCGCACTTGCTTCTCGATGTCGGTGATTCGGTCGCTCATGAGCTGCTGGGTCGCCGCGATGCGCTGCACGGCCTCGGTGTTTGTCTTGAGGATCGCGCCGATCTGCTCCATCACGGGGGCCATGATCTGCTGCACAACAGCGGCGATCACCTGTCCCTGCTCTTCGGAGAGGGCGTTCTCCGGCCTGTTTGCCAGCTCACCCTTCATCAATGGTCACTCCCTCCACTGTGATGCTTTCGAGCGCCTGCCTCGCGCCGCGCGCCCAGTCCTCGATCATGTTCACCAGCACCGCGTAGCGCTGTTTTTCGGCCTGCGCCATGCCGCCGAAGGTCGTGTGCATGTAGGGCACCCTCGCCGCCGCGCCCATGAACTCGCGCACGGCGCAGTTGAGCGCGTCATAGGTCACGTCGCCGCTCGAAGGCCGCGCCGCTTCGCCCCGCGCCTGTGCGCTTTTCATGGCGCTCAGCTCGTCCTTGGTTCGGTCAAGCTCCGCCTGCTGGGCCGCCAAATCCTGTTCCCACTCCTCGGCGTCCCTTTCGAGCTGAATCTTTTCCTCGCGCAGTTTCCGCGCGTCCTCCATGGCGTCGCTCGCCGTCTCGCGCAACCGCTCGATCTCGGCCTTCTGGTCAGCCAGCCGCCCCTTGATCTCTTCCGGGATTTCCGGGGGGCGCGCGGCCAGTTCCTCCGCGCGCGCTTCCGCCGCCCTGCGGGCAGCCTCGGCCTCGTCAATGGCGGCCTGCGCCTCCGCGCGCGCCTTCTTCACAGCCTCGGCCACCTCGCGCGTGGTCATGGCCTTCACGTCGTGCTCGGCGACGAACGCCTCCTCCGTACCTTCCGGCAGCGCCAGCATCTTGAAAAGCGATGTCTGGCCGATGCCCTCAAATTCAGGCCGTCCGTCGAAGCGCAGTGCGGCGGCCATCAGGCTTTCGGCCTCCCTCCGGCTCGTGCCTTCCGCATTCTCGGCGATCCACCTGTCAAACTCGCCGTGTGGCACCAGCTTCTTCGCCTCGATGAACACGCGCCCCAGCGCGAACAGGTTGCGCTTCGCGTTGCGCGTATACATCTGTGCCTCCTCGGCCAGTTGGTCAAGAACGGTCATGCCGCCCTGTGTGGTGTTGACTATCTCGTTCACTGTCCTTCCTCCTTAAAATCTCGCTTTATAAGCCGCGCCGTCCACGGGTGGCGCTGGTGTCCTCATCCAGTGCGTCAAATATTTGTCGTGTTCAAACTGGTGCCAGCCCGTCACGGTAATACCGTCTATCATGTGGCTTGCAAGCACGCAATTCATCACATCGGCGTCTTCCTTCGAGGGTTTCCGGCTTGACACGGGAATCCAGCCCTGCGTAGGCATCGCCATCCAGTGGGTAAACATCGGCGTTGCGTGTCTGTTTTCCCACTTCTCGGCCACCACGCCCCGGAACACGTGCCAGATCAGGAGCCAGCCCTGAATGCACGCGGTCTCGTCCGGCTCCTGCTCGTCAAACGCCGTCCATCCCAGCCGATCCATGGTCTTCGAGCTGTTCGGGTGGAATGCCTTTCTTCACGAGTTCACCCTTCCAGCATGCCTTTACCGCGTCGCTGCAATGGGCCATCGCGTCGGCCCACGTGGGGAACCGCCCGTGCTGCTGATAAAAGCGCATCTGATAGAACAGGCTGTCCCTGTTATGGGGCATGGCTGGGTCGTGATCCACCGCGCACTCCGGGCATGTTCCCGGCTTCGGCGGCAGAATCCTCACCTGATCCATGCCGATTTCTTTCACGTTCAATTTGCTCGCCTCCTCGCAGAAGAAAATAGCCGGTCTTTCCCGGCTGCCAACCGACTGTCTACGGCGGGGAGCTACCCCGTACCCGGCTTTCACGGGCGGGAGCGACCCGGCATGTCCGTGTAGTGGTTTTGAGTGCCAGCCCCAGGCGGATCACCACAAACCGTCAAGAATCCGGCATGGCGCGCAGTGCCGGGCTCGAACCGGCGCTTCGGGGCTCGCCTTCCGCGTGCTACGTTACACCACCTGCGCGTGTTGCCGGTCTTTCCCGGCTGTCACAGGGTTACGCCCTGACGGTCTCGCTTTTAGCGCCACGCATAAACTGCGCAAGCTTCGCCGCGCGCATAAGTTCGGCGCTGTTGACAAGTGAGGCGGCTAAATCCAAGGTCGTAACGTGATGTAAGGCTATCGTACAGCCTTCCTCCTGATCCGCAATGAGCGTAAAGCCGCTGCAGTCTACCCCCCCGCAGGGTTTCGTCGATCTTGAATCCCTCGGGTTCTTCACCGATGACCTCGACCTTCACGCGATAAATTGGCTCCTTTTCCATGGTTTTGACCTCCCGATGTTGTATTTGCCCGTGTCGGGCTTTGGCGCGGCATGTCGGAATCGAACCGGCTCCTGCACCGCCTACGGAGCGACCGTCCAGCGGGCTTTGCGCCATACAGCAATGCCGCATATGGTGCCGGTCTTTCCCGGCTGCCAGCCCGCACTCCTACCAAAAGCGCTACTGTGGGCAGTCATTGCGAGGCGCGGGAATCGAACCCGCAAGGCCGACGCAGCGGCATGTCAGGGCAAATATGAGAAAGGAGGTTGCAACACGCATGAAAGAAGATCATGGTCATACCGTCACTTTCGCCCCGCATCCAGCCCTCGCGTAATTCGCCGTTTTGCTCCTCTCTCGGTTTTGCCCGCTACGCGGCAGGCCTCAGATACATGCCGCACCACTTTAGCGCGGTGTTGTATTTGAGTTCCGCAAACTCGTGCACCTCATTATCAATGCCGAGGCGGAAAACCACCGCACGCCGCGTCGGCCTGTGATCCGCGACAAACGCCACAAATACCCGTCCGTCAAAACCCGCGCCGCCCCTGTTTTTCGCAGCGCCCCAAACCTTCGCCACACTCACGCACGCGCCGCTCTTCTTCATCGCTTCCAGTGCCATGAGATCGGCAGGGGAGCCGACCGCAAAACGCCTCACCATGCTAAACCTCCTGTATCTCGATGCCCCAAATGGCCCGCATCTGCTTTTTCTTGTTGATATACACGCGGTTTTTCCGCGTGATCTCGCTCTTTGCATCGATCACGGCCACGTCTCCGTCCGCGCTCACCGTAACAAAATCGGCCACGTACTTGATCCCGCCCGGCAAATCGAAGGGCACCTGCCGCGCCAGCAGCTTGTACGCCCCGGCCTTCCAGCCCGGCAGCAGCTCCCCGAAGTACACGTCCGCCTCGTGCTGGCTGTCGAATTTAAGGCCGTCGATCTCCACGCGCCGGTTGCCGTATTTGCTTCGCGGGTCCGGCTGTGGCAAAGCCCCTAATTGCGGGCGCACGCAATGCCCTTTTCCATCCGTGTATGTGAGGGCCCTTATGATTTTGTTCGTGATTCCGCCCGTGTGCCGCCGCGCCATCAGCTCGGCGTATTCCTCCTCGGTCATGCGCAGGCTCATTTCCAGTCCTCCCCAAACAAAAACCGCCAGACCCGCCGAAACCACGGCTTCTTCTCTGCTTCTATGTCGTCATGATACAGGCAATAACCCATCCTCGTGACGCCGTCGTCATGGTCTTCGCATATTGACTTTTCAATAACCAGCGCGGTCACAAAGCCATCCTTGACTTCAAGCACGTTGTGATTTTTGTCGTCCAGATACACATCCGCGTTCACCTTCCGGCAGTTGTTGCCAAAAGCTGCGATGTCCTCCCGCAGGTTGTCGTTCACTGCATCGAATTTCAGCCCGCGATTGAGGCACCACAGCACGGCCTCGTCCAGCAGCGCGCCCTCGCGGCATGTCCACAGGATCAGCTTGTCGCCCATGAGCCGACGCCGCCGAAGCCACAGGATCAGTTCGTCGTGCGCCTCGCCGATCATCGGCCAGTCGTTTTCGCACAGTGTCCCGTCGAAGTCAACCGCAATCGTCATACGCTCACCCCGGCCTCATTGCAGCCGTCCATGTATGCCTTGATTCGCTTCGCCAGCAGATCGCCGATGCCGTCGATCAGCCTTTGTTCCTCCTCGGCGGCTCGCCCCTCGGCCTTGATGTAGAGCGGCACGGCGGGCAGGAAATCCCCGGTCGCCGGGTCGCGAAGCGCCGTCACGCCAATCTGGATATACTGCTCGTTGTCCATCTTCACACCGCCTTTTCTTGTTCTGTCGTTTGTGGTATAATCACCTCAGAAAGGAGGTGATTATGTGAGTTCTCGGAATCAGATCAACGCCTCGGAAGATACGGATGTCGAACTCGTCCCTCAAATCATCGAGGTAAGAGATAGTCTCGGCACCCTCGCAGTGCACGTTCTGGCTGCAAGGAAGAATCTCGCGACAATGCCCTATGATGAAATGCTCAAAGAACTGTACGAAATAGTTGATGAGCTTCATACGGCATATGATCGCAATCATCCGTATCTGCATTAATCCCCGAATGGCGTATGTTCCAGCATACGCCATCTCATTATTTCTGCCGTGCTCTCCCGTGAAGATCGAGCTCGAATTTCATCAAAGGCGCGCTTGCCTGTGTCGTCTGCATGGTAAGCTCCGCCAATTCGTTTTTAAGTCTATCAAGGGCGCTGAGCGCCTGCTTGACAGAGCAGCCGCTCGCTATAAGCGCGTCTTTGAGTTTCGTGTACACATCTCCGTTGTCCATCTTCACACCGCCTTTTCTATTTCTGCCCCTTGTGGTATAATCACCTCGGAAAGGAGGTGATTGAGTGATAGATACCGAAAAATTGCAGAAAGCAGTCGACCATTTCGTTTTCGCTTCCAGAGTGTCCAACAGAGACCTCAACCGTCCTGTCACTGCCGAAGAATTGGAAAGAGTGATTAACGAGATTTCCAAGCTCATGAAGGCTTTCATCAACGAGCTCGAAAGTCAGTAATCCACCCGATGCTGTCAGTTGCCGCTGGCGGCATCCTCTTTTTCCTCTTTCAGAACCAGCATATCAAGTTCCTGTAGTCTGGAATAGCATTTATAAATGGCTTCCTTTGCCCTATCAAGCTCTGCCATGATCTCATCCAGTTCGGATTGATTCACCTCAAACTGAGCTATATACTTACTCATCCCTCACACCGCCTCTTGTGTTTGCTGTTCCCATGTGTTACAATATATCGTGTTTCAGTTTCACTGCCTCGAAGCATGCGGAGGAGTTGCGCCATGCTTTTTTATCACATTGATCACGGCGATCATCTGTCTGCCGGTATGATCATAGCGCCGTCCTTCATTCATCTTGCAGGCGTCGATTGGTCGTTGCCGGTCTGCGCTTCCGTCCGCGAAACTTTCAATGATGGCCTGAGCCGTTATGGCACAAGAACGCTCCTCGAAACGAACAGCTCTGATTGTCTGGTTACAACAGCATTTGATTTCATCCTCGAAACCGTCCGCCTTCGTGCTTTTCCCGCTCTGCCAAGTCGGCTGTCATCCTTTTTCGGAATGCGCGATCTGTCTTCCAGCTTCGATAAATGGAAAGGGCGCTTTGAAAAGGATGTCGCCACATTTCGCGCCTTTGAATGCGAATCTGACACAGTTTACAGTGTCGATGCGTCCTTTTTAGACTATCAAGGCACGGGGGAACCCTATCGAGAGAATCCCTTGCGTGCAGAACAGCCTTCCGATAAAGCTCCTTTTCCTCTTTCTTTTCCCGCTTTTCAAGTTCACGCAGCTCGGCTATACTGGAAATCGTGCGTCCCTCTGACGGCGGCAGGGCATCGTCAAGCATCCAGCGATACAGCCCCGGCGCAATGTAATCCGTGCGCCTTGGAGGAACTTCTTGTCCCCGGCCACGTTCGCGTCCTCCGCGAGGTTCCGTTGCCATAATCACACCGCCTCT